CTTCTTTTATTGTTTCTTTTCTCATGTTGAAATGGCACATGAGAATGTTTAATAAATGGATAGAAAATTTTTTTGAGGAGGAAACAAAACAAATAAAAAACTACCTGTCTAAAGAAAAGTAGCACAAAAGTTTTTACCAAAAGGAGTCATTTTTACTAAGCCGTTTATAATTTTAGGTTCAGACATTATTGAATTTTTAAGTTCTTTTTTTCTTTTTGAAAAAATATATGAGGTAGCAAGTCAGCAACCACAACTCAACGACAACCAGAAAATCGTGCTGGAGTGGTTGAAAAGTAACAGAAATTCCAATGCTTGCAATTTATGAATTAGCAGAATTAGCAGATGAAAATACAAACTTAGCCTACCATCAACTTGACAGTAAACAAGAAATCGAAGTCCTAGCAGCATTCGCTCAATGGGGATTGGAACAGGAGGAAGCGGAATGAAAGAATATAAACGCCAGCACATCATCAAGCATGCTATAGAAATGTATATTCAACGTGAAGGTGCTTCTGAGAAAGACATCAATCAAGAAAAATCAGTTCTTAAAGAAACCAAAGAAAATATTGCTCAAATGAAGAGGAAATTTGAGAAAGGATGTGATTGTTAAATGAATGATCGGCATCGTAGAGTAGCAAAGCTCAAGAAACAAGAACTAAATGTAGCAAGAGCAAAGTTTAAGAATGAATATGGCATCTCTGCAGAAGAAGCAGTAAGACTTACTAGAGAATTAACGAAGGCTTTTGGTCAAATAACAGAAAATATTGGAAATGCATTCGTTTCTTTTGGGAAAAATTTACAACGAAACATGGAGGAAAAAGAATGATCTATCCTTTTATCTTTATTGTGCTTTTCGTTTCTATGTTAGTAATCATCCAAGAGGGGAATAAGAAATAATGGGAAAGACGAAATCGAAAATCAAGAAGAAAAAACGCTGTTTGGAAAAAAAGGCAATTCAGAATGGAACGGCTAATGAAAAATATATGAATAAGAAAAAGAAGAACATAAAAAAGGACAGCCAGTAAATGGCTGTCGCTACATAAAATGGAAATTGTTTGAAAGTTTATCTCATTATACCATAAAAGGAGCGATTTTGCTTGATGAATTTATTACGAGAAGTAGATTTCAAACAAACAAGAGATAATGCCAGAAATGTTTTAAAGAATTTTAGACGTTTAGAGCGCATAGCAGGTCGCTCTTTGATAGATATTAAGTCACCAGTTATAACAGATATGCCTAAAGTTCCTAGTCACGGAAATAAAGCAGAAGATGCCATGATCCAATTAGCAGATGCTGAAGCAGAAAGAGATGCGATTTTGAAGGCTTTGATGGCACTTAGTCTAATTAGTCGTCAGATACTCTACTATAGTTTTTGTGTGCCAGACAGTTTCTCAAACTACAGGATTAGTCGTGAAGTAGGTTATTCAGAAAGAAGCATACAACGAATGAAGTCGGAAGCTCTAATAGAGTTTGCAGAAGCATATAGGCATGGGGAAAAAATTGCTTATAAATAATTTGGCGGTTTTTTGGCGGAATGATGGCGGTTTTTAGCCATTTACCAGTGATATTATGATAGTGTCGAAAGATGAGGAATTCGACAAAATAAACGAAGGGAGGCAGTCTCCCTTATCGTTGTAATTATGCTTTGATAGACAGCAACTAACCAATCACAAAAATACGAAAAAGGAAGTGAAAACCTCCTTTACTTTCCATTGTTTATCTATATCAACTGGTTGCTGTCTGTTGGATTTATAAAAATAGTGAAGGTTGAGGTACTATTATAAATGAATTTACAATATTTAGAAGATTTAAATAATATAATATATTTAATGAAATCTGAAGGAATAAATTTAGAAGAATGGGAGTTAGTAGAAATTCCTTGTGAAAAAGTATACTGTTTTTATAATAAAAAAAGAAAAGAAGCTTTTGATTTTGAAGAGGATGAAAATGGAATTTTATCTCCTCATTATTATTGTATTAGTAGGGGTTCTCAAATAACAAAGTTTCCAGCTGAAACTATAAAAGAAGCTATAGAGAATTATCAACTATAATTGATAAAAATATTGATAAAAAAATCACATGGAAATATAATTAAATCAAACAAAAAAATCCAAGTTTGAGAAACTTAGATTAACTGTTTGACTATAATTGTTTGGCGACTATTATATTAACAGATTTTTTGTTTTAATAATAGTAGAAAAGGTGATTTTTTGAAATTTGATGAAGCTGCTTTTGTTCTAAATGGTAAAAAGGAAATAATTAGTTTAGAAGAAATTCCGAGAAGAAAAGACTTTCTTGAGATTGTACAGCACATTTACTGTCCCGATCCTAACTGTGAAGCAAGATTAGTTTTTAATAGAAGAAGCACAGGAGTTAATTATTTAAGTAAACATAAAGGTGATGAACATAATACTGATTGTATGTATTTTGAAGATGAGATTAAATCGATAAAATCTATAACTGAATACACTGAAGTAAATGGTGGATTAACTGATGAAGGGAAAAACAGAAGAAAAAGAGAAGCCATGAAAGCTTTACGAGACTACTTGAATCCTCCAAAACAAAAGTCAAAAGAAAAAAGGCCAAATAAGAAAACTACTACCAAAAAAGAAACAACGGAGGAAACTGAAACACATCAAGGTATAAAAGTTAAATATGATCCTGATGGAGAAGTTGTGAAGAAGGATACAGGGAACGGAGATATTAAAATAAAAGAACCTCCATTTTATGAGAGATTACCTCACCAATTATCAGAAAAAGATAGTGGTCAAAACCTACGTACTTCTGCCATAATCAAGGAAGTAATAATATTTGAAAACAACGTTCCAAGAGCAGAAATTAAAGCGGAATTTGTTGATATAAATATAACTTTTGTTATGCCTGAAGCCTTTTTTCGTTCTAACGAAAGAAGATTACAGAGTGAGCAGATAATCGAATACTTATCAATTATAAAAAATTATGTAAAGAAACATTCGAATTATCTTTTTTTAACAACAATGTGCCAGTCACAAAAATTAGATATGGAAGACATTGTATTATATATACTAGAACCTGACTTCATGGCCTTTCAGACACTAGATGGAAAAGAATTTAGCACACTGACAGCAGTTGTTGCTGCAATCAGTACCAAAGTAATTTAATATAAGTAATTTAAGATCACTCGTTGAGTGGTCTTTTTATTTTGAAAGGAGATAATTAAATGAATGATTTTCATGAAGCAGTGCTAAAAATCAATGTAAATGTAAATATGGCAGAAGTTTATAAGACAGCTATTGAATCTGAAAATAATCCTAATGGTTTGAGAGATCATTGGAATGGTAATTACGCCTATGTGGTTATTGGCGATCAAACTGTTAATTATCAAGAGAATACTCCAGTTAATAAGAATACCGTTAATTTAACGATTCAATTATTATCTCATACATTACCAAATTTAAAAGAAACAGTTAATTGGTATGAGAAAATGGGTGCTAAAATAATTAGAACGAATTACAAACAAAACAAAGGGAAGAGTAACAATGACAATTGATTCGTTCTATAAAAGTAAACGATGGATCAAAAAGAAGAATGCAATATTAAGAAGATATCAATATGAATGTCAAGAAAGTAAGAGATATGGTATTCGAGTGAAAGCAGAAATGGTCCATCATATTTATCCAAGAAAAGAATATCCTGAGTTAGCTTTTGTTGATTGGAACTTATTACCATTAACACACAAAAAACATAATACGTTTCACGATCGAGAGAATGATGAGATTATTGGTGAAGGTTTATATTGGCAAAGAAAAAGGCAGAAAGAGTTTGAGCGTTGGAAAAAGGATAGAGAATCCCCCCCTCCTTTTGAAATCTAAAATTACTTTTTGGGAAACGGATATGGGAACTTTTTCCAATAGCGAGGACTTTTTGAAAAAATTTTTTCCTTGAGATGAAATGCTATAATAGCAATGAATAGAGCTGTTTTTATCGTTCAAAACCGTGCAGAAAAAAGCCCTTTTTTTCGCAGTAATATATCTTGATTTAAGGAGGTGGTAACTTGTCTAAAAATATCCCAAAACGTGAAAGCATAAAAAAACGCACAATTAAATATATGAAGGAATTAGGAACATATAAGCCACAATACAATCAAATTATAGAAGTTTATTCTGATATGGTTTATCAATACAATTATCTAAGTCGTGAGTTTGAAAGACAAGGCTATGAAATTATTTTGGAAACAGAAAAAAGCGGTGGGAAGAAATCGCCAATTTTAGCAAGTTTAGAAAACCTTCGAAAAGATATAGGTACTTATTCTGATCGATTAATGTTGAATGCTAGAACCTATCAAGCTGAAGTAGAAATGCCTAAAAAAGAGAAATCCGCTTTTGCTAAACTTTTAGAACAACAACAGATGTGATCAGATGGACTTATCAAATATTACATCTAAGCATTTTGAAACAGCTTTAAATTATGCAAAATCAATTGTTGATTTTAAAGTACTAGCTAATTTGGATAGAAGACTAGCATGCGAACGCTTTTTGAAAGATCTGGAACGAACAGATATTGATTTTAGGCAAGAACAATTTGATTTTGTCATTAATTTAATTGAAGGTACAATCCATCATGTTCAAGGAGAAGATAAAAATGGTGTGAGTTATAAAGGGCAACCATTATTGCTGACTGATTGGCAAAAATTTGTTTGTGTGAATTTATTTGGATTTTTTGAAAAAGGTTCAGATATTAGGCGTTTTAAAGAAGCACTTATTTTTTTACCACGAAAACAGGGGAAAACGGCATTTAGTGCTGCGCTAACCGAAGCGAAAAGTATTTTAGATAGACGATCTGGCTCTAAAGCTTATATTGTTGCCAATTCAGTAAAACAAACGCTAGAATGTTTTAATTTTTTAGTTGACAATGTTAATGAATTAAAAGAAGACGTTGAAAAGCTAAGAATACGTGATAACAATCAAGAACATTCCATTTCAATCAATTTCGGTGATGGTACAAGTGACATATTTGCAATTGCGAACCAAGAAGATAAACTCGATTCATTAAACTGTAATTGTTTAGTATTAGACGAACTCCATTCTTGGAAAAGAGCAGGAGCGAAAAAATATACTCTAATGAAAAATGCAATGAAAGCATATCGGAATAAATTATTAATAGGAATTTCAACCGCAGGAGATATTCCTGACGGTTTTCTAGCTAACCGTTTAAAAACATTACAAAAGGTATTGAATGGTTCAATTACTGATTCAGCATATGATTCCTATTTCATTTTCATTTGCAAAGCAGATCAAGACGAAGAAGGTAATATTCTAAATAGTAAAGGAGAAATCACTACAATTGATGATCCAGAAGTGTTAGAAATGTGTACTCCTTCTATCAATGTGACAGTCACTTTGGATGAACTATTAGATGATGCCTCACAAGCAATGAATGAACCACAATTAAAAACAGAATTCTTAAATAAAACGTTGAATGTATTCACCAATGCAATGGATGCTTATTTCGATATTAATGAATTTAGAAGCTCTGATATGCAGTATGATTGGACATTAGAAGATCTAGCAAAATTACCAATTGTTTGGTACGGCGGTGCGGACTTATCAAAACTACATGATTTAACTGCAGGTGCTTTGTATGGTTCGTATAAAGGAGTAGATATCTGTATTACTCATGCTTTCTTCCCTAAATTAGCTGCTGTAAAGAAAGCAGAAGAAGATGGAATACCATTGTTTGGTTGGAAAGAAGATGGCTGGCTCACAATGAGTAATACTCCTACCGTTTTACATGATGATATTGTTAATTGGTTTATTTCTATGAAACAAAAAGGCTTCAAAATTAAACTTGTTGGTTTTGATAAAAAGTTTGGTCGAGAGTTCTTTTTTAAAATGAAAAAAGCAGGATTTAAAATTAAAGATCAACCACAATACTTTTATAAGAAATCAGAAGGCTTCCGTCATATCGAGGTAAAAGTCAAAAATAAACAGTTCTATTACTTACATTCCGATGCCTATGAATATTGTGTTCAGAATGTGCGAGCAATTGAAAAAACAGATGATATGATTCAGTACGATAAACTAGATGGTGACGGCGGAGTTCAGCGTGTTGATTTGTTTGATGCAAGTGTATTTAGCTGTTGCCAGATGCTAGAAGATATGGCATTTGGTAATGTTGGCACAGAATGGTTAAATCGTAAATATTAAAAGAAGAAAGGGTGATTTCCTTTGTCTAAAAAAAGAAGAAAAGCCAATAAAATACGGTCAGAACCCCAACCATCAGGCTCAAGTGATCCTACGGTTGGTTTTTTTATGTCAGATGTTGCAAGAGAAGTATTAGTTCCAGGTTATACCCGACTGTCTGATAATCCAGAAGTAAAAACAGCTTGTCAAAAAATTGCTGATTTAGTATCAGGAATGACGATTCATTTAATGGAAAATTCGGATAGTGGAGATATTCGTATTAAAAATAAATTATCTAGAAAAATTGATATTGAACCTTATTCTTACATGACTAGAAAGAATTGGGTTTATAACATTGTGTATTCAATGTTACTTCCAGGAGATGGAAATGCGATTGTATTTCCAGAAATGAGAGACGGCTTTATTCATGAATTGAAACCATTAAAGCCTTCTCAAGTTAGCTTTATTGAACTGGATGAAGGATATCAAGTCAAATATGGAGCAAAAACTTATAGTCCAGATGAAGTTTTACATTTTGCAATCAATCCTGATCCAGAACAACCATGGAGAGGAACTGGGTATAGGATTCAACTACGAGATGTTACTCATAATTTACGTCAAGCAAATTCAACTAAAAAATCATTTATGAGTGGTCAATATATGCCTAATGTCATTGTGAAAGTTGACGCATTGAATGAAAGTATTGCAAGTGAAGCTGGGAGACAGCAAATCAAGGACAAATATTTAGGTGAATCTCGACCAGGAGAGCCATGGATTATTCCTGCAGAGCTATTGGATGTACAACAAGTAAAACCATTATCGTTAAAAGATATTGCAATCAATGAATCTGTAGAAATCGATAAGAAAACTGTCGCAGCATTGCTAGATGTACCTGCGTTTATTTTAGGTGTAGGTACTTTTGATAAAGATGAGTATAACAATTTCGTTCGTACAAGAATTAAAGCTATTGCAGATGTTTTTCAACAAACACTGACTAAAGGGCTTCTTGAAAATCCAAATTGGTATTTCAAATGTAATTCTAAGAGTTTAATGGCTTACGATATTAAAGAATTAGCAGAAATTGGGATGAATTTATATATTCGAGGAATCTATACAGGAAATGATGTTTTGAATATGATAGGTGATTCTCCTAAAAAAGGATTAGATGATCTGATTATCTTAGAAAACTTTATTCCTCAAGGAATGATTGGAGAACAAAATAAATTAAAGGGTGGTGATTCTGAGTGAGTGTAAAAGAAGATCAAACACGTTCCATGGCCACTAATTTTTCTACCAGAGAAGAAACAACAGGAGAAAAAATTATTGAAGGTTATTTTGCTGTTTTTAATCAAGAAACAGAGCTTTGGTCAGGCGCTTTTGAAGAAATCTCACCAGAAGCTTTCAACGGCTCCTTGAGCAATGATATACGAGCGTTAACAAACCATGAAACTACTCTAGTTTTAGGTAGGAACAAGTCAGGGACATTGAAATTAAGCGTTGATTCTAGAGGGTTATGGGGACAAATTACCATAAACGAAAATGATTCAGATGCTTTAAATCTATATGAACGTGTAAAACGTGGTGACGTAGATCAATGTTCATTTGGTTTTAATATTTTGAATGAAGAAACTGATTGGAGAGAAGATGGCACGGTTAAGTGGTTGTTAAAAGAAATTGATCTTCATGAAGTTTCTGTAGTAACATTCCCTGCTTATGAAGACACAGGAGTACAAGCTAGGCATAATCAACTAGAGCAATATCGTGAAAAACAGACGAAACAGTGGCGTAAAAATTTATTAGATCAATTAAAAAATAGGAGGAAATAATCATGGCACTAAAACAAATCATGCTACAAAGAAAAATTACTAATAAAAAAGAAATGCTTAATTCATTAAGAGAAAAAGATGCTGAATTTCAAAAGCGAGAAAAAGAGTTAGAAACCGCCATTGAAGAAGCTAAAACAGACGAAGAACAACAAGTAGTGGAAGATGAGGTCAATAAATTTAATGAAGAAAAAGAACCTCATGATCAACAAATCCAAGAACTAGAAGAAGAAATCAATTCTTTGGAAGAAGAATTAACACAGTTGAATGAAAAGAAACCTTCAAATAAAGGAGAGGAAAGAGATATGGCAGTAAAACAAAATACCAGAGCAAAAACTAATACAGATTATCATGAACGTTCAGATGTGAAAGAATTTTATAATGAACTACGCGAAAGACTTCAAATGCGTGCAAATGGTCAAGTTTTGCCAGATGGACCAAGTGGCGCAGAATTAATCATTCCAGACGTCATTGTCAACCGTATTCGTGAGCGTATTGGTGATTTTACTACGCTATATCCATTAGTTGACAAAGTGATTGCTAAAGGTCGTGTGAAATTAATTTTAGATGTAGATACTAGTGAAGCAACTTGGTTAGAAATGCGAGGAGCATTACCAGAAAATGATGATTCTAAACTAACTGCAGTTGAATTCGACGGTTTCAAAATTGGTCGAATTGTCTATATTGATAATTCTCTATTAGAAGATTCTGTTATTAATTTAGATGACTATTTAACGAAACGAATCGCACGATCTATTGCGAAAGGATTAGATAAAGCAATTGTTACTGGTACAGGAAAGGATAATAAACAGCCTGATGGTATTCTCCCTAAAATTCCTAGCCAAAATAAAGTAACAAAAAAACCAACTTATGAAGAATTAATTCCAGTATTGGGATTGATTGATACTGGTGAAGATGCTACTGGTGAGATTGTAGCTGTTATGCATCGTCAAACTTACTATAATCGAATTGCTACGCTAACGCTTCACGTAAATTCTAATGGAGTAGATGTCGTTCAATTACCTAATTTAGCACAACCTAACTTCTTAGGATTAAAAGTAGTTTTCAATAACTACTTACCACAAGATAAACTCTTATTTGGAGTGTTTGATAAATACACTTTGGTAGAACGTGAATCGGTTCGTGTAGATATGTCAGGTCATTATAAATTCAGAGAAGATCAAACAGCTGTTCGTGGTTTAGGGCGTTATGATGGAAAACCAGTAGTGCCTGAAGCGTTTGTAGAAGTAACATTAGATACAGTGGGGGAGTAACGATGCCAGAGTCAAGACTGGCAAAAAATAGTTACGAGTCTTTGACGATTCCTGTTTTAAAAAATATTCTTGACGAACAAAATATTAGTTATAAATCAAATGCGAGCAAAAAAGAGTTATTAACATTATTAGAGGAAACAGACTAGTTTCCTCTTTTCTTATTAGGAGGTGACTATGAATACTCAAATTTTAGAGTTATTAAAAGTGAATTTAGGTATCATGACAGATAAGCGAAATGAGTATTTGTTATCAATTATTGACAGTGTGATTAGTGAATTAGAATCCGAACAAGGAATTATAATTGATAATAATGATGATCTTCATATCATGTTTATTGTTGATTATTCAGCTTGGCGATATCGATCGAGAGGTGAAGGTGTTATGCCAAGAAATTTACAATTTAGATTGCATAATTTAGTACTTTCGATGAAGAAGGGATAAATATGGATAAGACATGGGATTTAGATATTTTTCTTCTTGAAAACGATGGATTTACTAGTGATGAAATAGGAAATCAGATAGCTAAATACAAAGAAAATCCAGTAATGGCTTACGAGGATAATGTAAGTAGAGGCGAATTTTATCAGGCTGGACAAAATGGTATAGAGAACCTTCATTTGTTTATTATTCATCCTTATGAGTATTCTGGAGAAAACTACCTTAAATTCGAAGGAAATAAATACAAAATTATTCGAACATATCAAAGAAATTATGAAGAGTTAGAAGTTATTTGCCGTTTGAATTTAGGTGATAGGAATGAGTAATTCAATCCACATTAGTGAATTATCAAAAGAAATTTCTAATGTAGTTAAGTTATATAGTAAAGAAGTTGAATTAGAAGCAGGGGAAGCAACAGAGCTTGTGGCGAAAGAAACTGTTCAGGAATTAAAGCGTAGTAGTCCAAAACGTTCTGGAAAATATGCACGTAATTGGACCAAAAGAAAGCAAGGTCCTACTGGACAAATTGTTTTTCAAAAAGATCCTACTTATCGATTAACACACTTGTTAGAAAATGGTCACGCTCTAAAACGAGGCGGACGAACCATAGGGAAAGTAAAAGGACAACCTCATATAGCTATCGCAGAAGAAAAGGCCGTTTCTTCGTTAGAAAAAGAGTTGATTAGGAGGTTGAAATGAGTATGTTGTTAACTGAATTGAAACAATTGCTGGATCAAATGAATTTACCTATTTCTTATCGTGAATGGAAACCAGGACAAGTACCAGAATTACCCTATTTACTTTACTATGAAAATTCAAGTGATAATTTTTATGCTGATAATGAGGTGTTTCTCAAAAAGACGGACGTTATCATTGAATTATATACAAATACCAAGAATATTCGTGAAGAAAATAAATTAGAGGAATTACTTAGTACAAACAAAATTCCTTTTGATACTTATGAAACTCATTTGTCATCCGAACAAATGTATTTAAAAGCTTACGAAATCAATATTTAAAATAGAGGTGAAAGAAATGGCACAAAAAGAAAGAGCAGTAAGTGCTGAAAAGAATCGTGTAGAGTTTGGATTGGAAAATGTTTATTATGCTAAAGCGACTTTAAATCCAGAAACGGGAGAAATTACTTATGGAACGCCGGTTCATTTTCCTGGTGCAGTTGAATTATCCATTGAACCTTCTGGAGATCTGATTAAGTTTAAAGCAGATAATGTTGATTATTATACTTCTCCAAACAATCAAGGATACGACGGAACCTATACCTGCGCTCGAATTCCCGAAGATTTTGCTGTAGATATTTTGGGAGAAAAAGTAGATGATACTGATAAAGTTCAAACAGAGTATGCGAATGCTGAGACTTCTCCTTTTGCTCTAATGTTCCAATTTGAAGGAGATAAAACAGCAACTCGACATGTGTTGTATTATTGTACAGCAAATCGTCCAACGGTAGGATCGACAACTAAGGATTCAGGAGATCCAAATACGTCAGAATTAACATTTAGTGCCGGACCACGGCCTTCTGATAAAGCTGTAAAAACTAAAACAAGACCAGATACTCCGTCTGGTGTTTATGACAAATGGTTTACAAAAGTTTATGAAAAAGGAGCAGTTGCTTAATTATGGAAAAAACAATTAAGATTGGTGCTACTGAAATTCGATTAGCTTCTAATGCTGCAACACCTTTGCGGTATAAGATGCAATTTGGAAGTGATTTTTTTGCAGACCTCTTAACTTTAGCGAAAGCTTTAGACAATCAAAATGAAGATGGTAGTTTTAACTTAAATGATATTTCATATGATGATTTGAAAAGGGTAGAATTAACCCTTTTATATAATTTTGTATGGACTTATGCTAAAGCGGCAGATTCAACTATTCCTGATCCAATCACTTGGTTAGAAAGTTTGGATTCTTTACCATTAGCAGACTTTGCTGGAGAATTACAAGAGTTGATTTCCCATAGTATACAAACTAAAAAAAAGTAAACGATGAAATGGCTTCTAGTGACGAAACACTTACTACGGAGTCATTTCTTTTTATTTGCAAACAAGTAGGTTTATCAAATGAAGAAATGCAGTTAATGGAAATAGGTGACTGCTTAGATTTCGTTCAAGAATGGATAGATAATCATCAAGAACAATCATCTACAAAATCTAAAACTAGAAAAGCGACTCAAGCAGACTTTGATGCATTTTAGAGAGGAGGAGGATGGATGGCTAAAAAGAAAATTTCAGGAATTACAATTGCACTTGATGCAGATACTAAAGGCGTAACATCTGGATTGAAAGATATTGTTAATCAATCGACAAATGTATCGAAAGAATTGAAAGATGTAGAACGTTTGTTAAAACTAAATCCTAATAACGTTGAATTACTCTCACAGAAGCAAGAATTGCTTTCTCGACAAGTTGAATTAACTACCAATAAATTGGAAGCACTGAAAGGCGCTCAAGCGGATGTAGAAAGGCAATTTAAATCAGGAGAAATTGGTGAGGAACAATATCGGAAGTTTAAGCGAGAAATTGAAGCCACTGAAGGTGCTCTAAATGGTTTTAAAGGGCAATTATCGAGTATGAGAGTAGAACAAGAAAAACTTGCTCAAAATACACAGCGATTATCCACTTTTTTTGAAGCTACAGGAACAGATATCAATGATTTTTCAGACGTTTTAGGAACACGTCTAACGGCAGCAATCAAAGAAGGAAAAGCCAATTCCTCTCAACTTGAAGATGCATTAAATAAAATTGGTAGAGCTGCATTGGGACAAACAGCAGACATCAACAAAATGAAACAAGCACTCGATTCAATTGATGATGGAAATTCTGTTCAAAAGGTTTCTTCTGATTTAAATAGTTTAAAAAGTGATGCTAATAAAGCAGATGATGCTTTAGATAAAATAGGTGACACTTTAGAAGAAATTGACGATAAAATCGACAAAGGCAATCTGTTGGATGCTGGTGAGTCTCTAAGTGAAATGTCTGATAAAGCCAAAGATATGGCTGGAAAAACTATTGAAGCTTTTACAGAAGTAGAAGATGCTCAAAAGAAATTAAACGCTTCTATGGGAGTCGCAGGAACAGAATCCTCAAAAAAATACGAACAAGCTTTAAAAGATATTTTTAGTAGTGGACTTTTCGACGACATGAATGATGCTGCAGATGCGGTAGCTTTAGTATCTAAAAACCTTGGCGATATGAGTAACCAAGATTTGAGTCAATTGGTTCAAGATGCGAAAGTTTTAGAAAATACTTTTGGAGTTGATTTAAAAGAAACTATTCGTGGAGTTGCAGCTATGCAACAAAATTACGGAATTACTGGTAAACAAGCATTGGATATGATCACAGTTGCTCTCCAAAGGAATGGCAGTACATGGGCAGATGAAGTTGGAGATAATATGGCTGAATACTCACAGTTATGGTCTCAAATGGGCTTTAGCGCCTCAGAAACTTTCCAAATTTTAGAGAATGGTACTCGTAATGGAGCATATAATTTAGACAAAGTGAATGATGTTGTTAAAGAAATAGGAATTTCTTTAACTGATGGACGTATAGAAGAAAATATTGATTCATTTTCTCAAAAATCTAAAGAGTTATTTGAATCATATAAGAGTGGTGGAGCTTCTCAAGCAGAAGTTATCCAGTCGCTCCTTACTGATTTAGGAGAGATGGAAAATAAAACCGAAGCGTTATCTCTAGCATCTACTGTTTGGAGCGCTTTAGGAGAGGATAACAGTTTAAAAGTATTAACTTCTCTAATGAGTGTTAAAGGTGGCTATGAGGATGTTCAAGGAGCAGCAGATAAATTAAATAATGATACCACTACAACTAGTCAAAAAATGCAAGGAGCATGGAATGATTTGAAGTTAGATTTAGCTCCAATAGGTGAAGAATTAGCAACTGCATTAGTTCCTCTATTAGAAGGATTGACTGAGATATTAAAAATGTTTCAAAATTTACCTGGTCCTGTTAAGACGTTTATTGCAGCATTTTTAGGAGTAGGAACAATAGTAGGTATTTTAGCAGGAGTAACAGCTGCCTTAACAGCCATAGTAGGAATACTAGGTGGTCCAGTTACTTTAGCTATTATAGGTGTGACTGCATTAATAGCTGGAATTATTGTAGTAATCAAAAACTGGGGAGCAATCACGGACTGGATTTCCGATAAATGGGATAAGGTTAGTAGTTGGATATCTGGTGTTTGGAAACAACTTTCAGAGAGTGCATCAGATATATTCGGCTCAATCCAAGATTTCTTTACTAATCTTTGGGACGATATCACTAAGGGCGTAACTGATACTTGGGATAATATAACTCAGTACTTTTCTAACGCATGGAAGGATATTGTTCAAGGAATTCAAGAAACATGGGATGAAGTTGTCCAATATTTTACGAATATATGGGATGGCATAACACAAAGTGTTAGTAATACATGGGACGGTATTGTTAATTATTTTTCAGAGTTATGGGAAACTATCGAAGAAAATATTCATGAGGTATGGCAAAGGATTAAAGATTTTTTTGAACCAATCATTAAAGGGATATTTAACATTATTAGTGTTCCCCTCTCTCTTTTGCAGACAGTTCTAGAAGCTGTATGGTTGAGTATAAAGGCTGGTATTACAATTGCTTGGGAAGCAATTAGTCAGTTTTTCTCGTATATATGGGGAACTATCGTTCAGAACATGCAAATCGTTTGGAATGGTGTAGTTCAATATTTTTCAGGAGTTTGGAATACAATTTCACAAAAAGCTCAAGAAATATGGCAAATAATTACTCAATTCTTATCCAATATATGGCAAAGTATTTCTCAAACAGCCCAAAATATATTTATTCCAATTAGAGATTTCTTTTCAAATACGTGGAGTCAAATAAAAAATAGAGCAACAGAGTTATGGAATATTATTAAGGAATTTTTATCAACTACATGGACAAAAATTTCGACAACCGCTTCAAATATATTTACTTCTGTAAAAGATAAACTGACCTCTATTTGGCAAGGAATTACTTCGTCTATTAGTAATGTAGTTTCTAAGATGAAAGATACTGTAGGTTCTGTTTTTGACAAAATGAGAGATAAAATTTCATCTGTAGTTGAAAAAATAAAAGGAATCGTTCAAGGATTGGCTGACAAAGTCAATGAAGTGAAAGAGAGCATAAAAAATTTTATAAGAAAAATTGCGGAAGCTATAGGAAATATCAAGCTTCCTCATTTTAGTTTGAAAACATCTAGCAAGAAAATTTTAGGGAAAGACATTACCTATCCATCAGGGATTGACGTAAAATGGTTTGCTGATGGTGGGATTTTAACTAAACCGATAATTTTCGGTGCTTCTGGAAATAAATTGTTAGGTGGCGGTGAAGCTGGTAAAGAAGCAGTGGCTCCTTTAGATAAACTAATGGCTTATATTCAAAAAGCTGTAGATGTTGGTTTATCTAAGAAACAAGCTACAGATGAAATTCATTTACATTTAACAGCTTATGGTAATTTACCAAAAGAAACATTAGATCAAATTGCTGAATATTTGATGTATAAGTTTGTTGATTTAAAAAATAAAAATGAATTTAGTGGGTGATAATCATGATTGATGGTTGGTTTAAACTCGGAAATCATTGGAGTAAAGAATTTAATGCATTTATTTGTGAGAGACCAGAAAAGAAAAAAGCTAAAAGGGTATTTAATTTAGAAGAAGTTTCTGGATTAAATAAGTTAGCAGTTAACGATGGTGGTTACTATACAAATGTTGAACAAACTTTAAATTGTTTTTATTTATCACCTACACTGGAACACATTCAATATTATGAAGATTTGATTACAGAAGCACTGGATACAAAAGGAGAATATGTAGATTTTGTACCCTATTGGGACCCTATATATATTTATCAAGCGATTGTAATAAATGAACCAAATTTCGAAGGAACTTTTCATACATTAAGAGGAGTTCCTTTTTCGTTTGATTTAAGTATTGCTCCTTTCAAAAAAAATATTCTAGGAATGAACCCTGTTATCTTGGAAAAACAGGGTTCAATTTATAATCCAGAACGATATCCATCTTACCCTAAAATTAAAATATATGGATCAGGCAATGTGACAATTTCTATTAATGGAAGAGAGACAAAATTTTCCAATGTAACTTCAGATATTACAATCGATTCTGATCCAGATGTGATGGAAACTTATCGTGAGGTAGATGGTGTTTTAGTAAATGAACATAAGAAGTTGTTAAGTAACCAAGTTTATCCTTATTTAGATTCTGGTGAGAATCGGATTATTTGGAATAGCAATGTAAAAAAGATTGTTATTGAACCGAGGTGGCAAACTAAGATATGAAACCAGTATTATATAGTCCTACAGACACAGATTTTACCGCTGGAGGTATTGGCATATTATCTGATTGTAAAAAATGTCTAGTGACAGAGGAAGCAAATGGCAGTTATACTGTTGAATTAAGTTTTCCTATCAACGCAAAATTTTCAAGTCAATTAGAAGATCATAATTATCAAATCAAATGTAAACCTAACGCAACGGATGATTTTCATATTTTTTATATTTACAACCATTATAAAGATATGGCTACAGGATTATTATATGTTTACGGAAAATCTAGAACTATGAAACTCGGAAATCGTGCGGTGAAGAAATTTGAATTTGAGCGAGCTACTTGTCAAGAAGCAATGAAATACTTGGAAAAATCAATGGATCAACCTAGTGATATTCGTTTGTTTAGTGATATTACTCGTGTAGGATCAACAAGTATCGAAGTATCCAATCCTTTAAAATGTATCAAAGGAATAGATGGTTCTTTAAACCAAATATTTGGCGGAGAGATGAAACATGAGCCATTCAAATTATCTTTATTGAATCGAAGAGGGAGAGATCATGTGACAACTTTTAGATACAGAAAAAATTTAACTGGTTTGAAAGTTGAAACTAATTTTGATGGGTTACTAACTCGAATTTTTCCTTATGCAGATGTACAAAATAATGAAGGGGAAACAGAACGTATATTTGGAAATCCAGTAGATTCACTTAATATCAATAAGTATGATGGCGAGATTTATTCAGAATATGTTCAATTTACAGAAGATCAAGGTGTTACAGATCAAAAAAGTTTAAATGAAGTATCAAAGAAATATTTTAGTTCCATTAATCCTAATTGTGATCAACCAAATATATCTATTGAATTGAACATTCGAAAAATGGAAGATACAGCTTTAGCAAAACGATTTAAAAAATTTCGTGAAGTTGGATTATTTGATACATTTGATATTTTTCATGAACGTTTTAAGATTAATATTACTGCTCAAATAACTAAAGTAATTTATGATTCTTTAAACGAGCGAGTTGAATCTTTAGAAGCCGGCGATACACAATATACCTTCTTTGAGAAACAGAAACAAGAAATATCAAATACGTTAAAAGGGTATACAGGTAAAAAATATGCAAGTGATTTTATTGATGTAGTCACCAATATTATTTCTGGTAATGATGGTGGTCATGTTATATGGTGGCCTAAGAATCGACCGACTGATTTATTCTTTTGTGATCATCCTAAATTAGAAGAAGCAAAACTTGTTTTACGAATAAATAAAAGCGGAATAGGCTTCTCATCAAAAGGGTGGCAAGGACCATTTGATACCGCATGGACTTTAGATGGTAAGTTTAATGCTAATTTTATTCAAACAGGATTAATAAAGGCAGATATCTTTCAAAACTCTTTTAATAAAACT